CGGCCTTCTACAGCAGGGCCTACAACTTGACGTGGAACCAGTGGTATCGGTCGGAAAACATTCAAGACAGCGTCACGGTCGACCTCGACGACGGGCCGGACGCAATCGCGGACTACGTGCTGTTGCCGCGAGGAAAGCGCCAGGACTACTTCACGAGCGCATTGCCCTGGCCGCAAAAGGGAGACGCCGTGACCTTGCCACTCGGCACCACGGCCCCGCTCGGCGGAAACCCGGGTGCAGCCGCGGTCGACGTCACCGGCCTCTACGGCGGTTCGACCACCAGCACCTTCTCTCGCGGTGCGACCGGCGCCAACGCAGAAATGCAATTCGAGGGCTCGGGGGGAAGCGCCGGAGACAATCTCCGTTGGGTGAACCCGGGCATCAACCTGGCTGCGACGGCACCAGGAGGAACGGCTCCATTCGCAGACCTCAGCGCGGCGACCGCAGCCACCATCAACGAGATGCGAATGGCGTTCCAGATGCAGCGCCTGTTCGAAAGGGACGCGAGAGGAGGCACCCGATATACGGAGCTCCTCCGCAGCCACTTCGGAGTCGTCTCTCCCGACGCGAGACTCCAGCGCGTCGAATACTTGGGGGGCGGGACGATCCCGATCTCCATCAATCCCGTCGCTGCAACCACGGACATCTCGGGATACGTGGGAGAGCTCGGCGCTTTCGGAACGTTCGTCGGAGGAATCCCGCGAATCTCCAAGAGCTTCACCGAGCACTGCGTCATCCTCGGACTGATCAGCATCCGAGCCGACGTCAACTACCAGCAGGGCGTACCGCGACAGTTCCTCAGGAGCACGAAGTACGACTTCTACTGGCCCGCGCTTGCCCATCTCGGGGAGCAGGAGATCACCAACCAGGAGATCTACAAGCAGGGCACCGCGGCCGACAACGACGTCTTCGGATACCAGGAGCGATGGGCCGAGTACCGGTACAAGCCGAGCCAGATCACCGGAGCAATGCGAAGCCAAAACGCATTGCCGCTCGATTCCTGGCACCTCGCCCAGGAATTCAGCGCACTCCCGATGTTGAACGAGTCGTTCATCGTCGAGAACCCGCCCATGTCGCGAGTCCTCGCGACGACTCTGGGCGGCGCGGTGGCCATCGTCGACGGGCACTTCGACATCAAGCACGTACGACCGATGCCGACCTTCTCAGTGCCCGGTCTCATCGACCACTTCTAGGAGGGAACGACGATGGTATGGGGAGCATTCGCAAACCTCATCCCGATGCTGCCGGACTTCGCCGGAGCGGGAATGAACGAGGGCATCCGCAGCCTCACCGGCGGCGATGCCACGAGCAAGGCCAGGAAGAACTACATCCATGATGTTCGCACCCTCAGACGGCGCGAATACCAAGACATGGTGTGGTCACTTCAAAAGGCGGGACTCAATCCCGTCCTGGCCGTCGGCGCGCAACCGGGACACGCATCCGCTCAAATGGTGAACCGCGCGCCGTACTCTGGAGGCGGATCAGGCGGCGTGGGAACCGCACTCGCCGCCAACAAACAAGCCGAAACCGCGGCCGGGAAAGCCCCGTCCGAAATCGGCCTCAACCTGGCCTCGACCGGGCTCAAACAGGAAAGCACTCTGAACACGGTCTTCGACCGAGCGAACATCCTCCAGCAGTACGACATCAACGCAGCGACAATCGACAAGATCCGTCAAGACACGCGAACCCTGAAAGCACTTCAGGCAAAGCACGCTCAAGACGCGATCACCGGCGGCTACTCCGCCAAAAAAATCAAGGAAGAAACCGAGCAAATCGACCAGTTCGGCCTCCCGGGACAGACCTGGGAGGGCGTACTCAGACAAGGCCTAACGAGTGGGAAGGTGCCCAACACGGCGAGGGACTTGTTGAACTGGCTCACAGGCGGGGACACGCCCGCACCGAAGGAATAAAAATGCCGCGAGAAAAGATCAAAGTGCTCACCGAAGTCGGAACACGGAGCCGCACAAAGCAGGCAAACCGAAGCGAGACCGACATCAATCTGATGGTGGCCCGGTATAAGAAAACCGGGATCTTCACCAACCTCAATCCGAGAGAACCGAAGTACGGGGACTTCTCGGAATCCATCGCCCTCGAAGACGCATTCAACCGAGTCGCCCAGGCCAACCGGGACTTCATGCAACTCCCCGCTGCCGTCCGGGCTCTGGCCAACAACGACCCGGTGATGCTCCTCGAAATGCTCGCCGACGAAGGGGCCACGGCCGCCCTGGTCAAGGCGGGCCTGCCCGTCGTCGAAACAACCGACACACCCTCGGCGGGGGAAAACCCCGCACCCGCATCTGTGGGCGCTCCCGCCGGGGGTGGTGTCAGTTAGACCAATTACCTACAAGTAAGAGGTAATTGGAACCGGGTACCGAGGGGTACCCAACAACAAGGAGGACCCGTCATGAAACGGTCCAGAATGAGCCGTGGAAGCTCGAAGCGAAGCTTCCGGAACGGCATGAAGACGGCGAACGCCAACCTCACCACAAAGCCGCTTCGGGGCGGGTGGCGATTCTGAGGTGCCGTGCACGGCACCCATCAGGGGGGTCCGCGATGCAGACGGAGTCGTCCGACTCAAGCGTGGCATCGCGGACTCCCGCCTCTTCGGAGGCGGGACGAAACCGGAGCTCGAGCTGCCGTGCGGCAGATGCATGGACTGCAAGCTCCGGCGAACGAGTGACTGGACGACCAGGGCGACGCACGAAGCGAGCCTCTACGAAGACAACTGCTTCCTCACGCTCACCTTCTCAGACGACGGACTCGCATTGCGAGAACTGCAACAGGGAACGCACCCGTACGACCTGGACGTACGGGACTGGCAGAAGTTCGCGAAGAGGCTCAGAAAGGAGATGCACCGACAGGGACGAACGAAGTTCCGATTCTTCATGGTCGGAGAATACGGAGACCAAGAGCTGCGACCCCACTATCACGCTCTGATATTCGGAGAAGCGTTCAGAGCCGATGGGGAACAATGGAAGGATGAAAACGGGCACCCCGCATGGATAAGCAAGACCGTCGAAAAATGCTGGCCGTACGGATTCCACGAAATCAAGGACGCGACACCGGAGACGATCGGGTACGTCTGCAAGTACGTAACGAAGAAGCTCTACGGAAAGAGACGCGAGCAGCAATGCGAAAGGATCGACTCCACAAATGGCGAATGCGTTACGGTCAAAGCCGAATTCGCAACAATGAGTCGAGGGGGACGGACTAAGAAGGGGGGTATCGGCAAAGGCTGGTGGGACCAATGGAAAAACGACGCTTTCCCCGACGACTTCGTTGTCGTGAAAGGCGAGAAGAAACCCGTCCCCCGCTACTACACCAAGCTGCTCGAAAAGGAAAACAAGGAACTCCACCAGGTCGTGACGGAAGAAAGAGCGAAGAAGGCATTGAAAAACAGCGCGAACAACACGCCCGAACGCCGGGCGGTTCGCGCAAAAGTAACGAAAGGAAAAGTAAGCCTGGCAGCCCGAAGGAAACTCTAACCCCTCCTACGGGAGGGAAGAGAGGCTGCCCAGGCAGTGCCCTACTCCCGCGCTTGGGGGCCTTGTGATGGCCCCCGCTTGGTCGGACGGGCAAGACTGACGAAAACACTAACAGCAGGTGTAACACCAAGACTGCACAGCAGGAAGAAAAGAAAAACTCCGGAGGGGATTTACAAACAGAAAGGAAAGGAAAAACAAAAGAAAAAAACAAAAACTCAGGACCGAACGATCCCACAACCAAAGGAAGAGAAAGAATCGAAACAATGGACGGGAAACAAAAACTCTTCGCTCTCATCAGCAACATCATCAGCGCAATACTCGGAGCCGTCGGCGGCTTCCTCAGCAACAACTAAGAAAGGCAACACGATGCGGATTTACTCGATCTACGACACCAAGGCAGAGCAGTACGGAAACCCGGTCTTCATGCGAACGGACGCAGAAGCCCGACGAGGGTTCGGCCAGGTCGCGGCCGACACTCAAACCGAGATCGGCCGTCACCCGGAGGACTTCATCCTCTACCGAATCGGGACCTGGAATCCGGAAAAAGGCGTCATCACGCCAGAAGCAGGAACCTGCATCGCGAAAGCGATCGAATTCCTGGCGCAAGCGGCGCCCGCGACAGTCACCGAAATGCGCAACGCACTCACGATCAAGGAGTAACGACCAATGGCACAGACCACAGCTGGACGAGTCAACCAGAAAAGCTTCGCGACCATCCCGCGCGCGGACATCCCGCGCTCGGTCTTCAACCGAAGCAGCGGACTCAAGACCGCACTCCCGGCGGCGGGGATTCTCTACCCGATCTTCGCCGACGAAGCCTTGCCGGGAGACACCATCAACATCAAGCCGACCATCTTCGGCAGATTGGCCACGCCGATCTATCCGATCATGGACAACGTCTACGCCGACG